AGATACCCTTTTTTTTATGCCTTACGGAAAAGGTACTTACGGAAACAAAGTAGGAAGACCTAAAAAAACAGACAAGAAAAAGTCTAAAAGTTTAAAAAAAAATTTAATGGCATTAAAAATGTCAAAAAAGTAAAGAACAATGGCTGTAGCTGCAACCACAGAACTTGAATGTATTAATATTATGCTTGCTGCAATAGGCGAAGCACCTATTAATACCCTAACTGGCACGCTTCCAGTAGATGCTGTTACTGCACAAAGAACTTTAGCTGAAATAAATAAAGACGTACAGAATGAAGGTTGGTCTTTCAATCAAGAATTTAATGTCAAACTAACTAGAGATGGCAGTAATCAAATTGCTCTTGGTACAGATATGTTGAAAGTTGATGCTAATGTATTTGACCACCCAACTATTGATGTCATACAGAGAGGTTTAAAAATGTATGACAGAAAAAATAATACTTATGTTTTTGATACAGACTTAACTTGTAATATTACTTACTTTAGAAACTTTGATGAGATACCTGAATCTGCTAGACGATATATAAACATAAGAGCAGCAAGAGTATTTGTAGATAGATTAGTTGGAGATGATGGATTAAGAACTTATACAGCACAAGATGAAGCAAGAGCAAGAGCAAACCTTATGGAAAATGACATGGATAATGCAGACCATAATGTTTTATCAGGCGACCCAAATCTTAATAATGCTATGAATACGTTTACACCTGCTGATGTTCTTAACAGGTAACTATGGCGATAGTATCAAGATCAATACCCACGCTGCTTAGAGGTATATCACAATCTTCGGATTCTTCTAAGCAATCAGATCACGCTGATATACAAGACAATGCAGATAGCAACCCAGTTGTAGGTTTAGTAAAAAGATCAGGCATACAGCACGTCACAAATTTAAGCACTAGCACGTTAGGTAATGTTCATATTCAAACTATAAACAGAGATGTTAATGAAAGATATGTAGCAATATTTAGCAATGGTAATGTAAAAGTATATGAGCTTGATGGTACAGAAAAAACTGTAAACAAACCAGACGGAACTACATACCTGAATACTTCAAACCCTAGAGATACAATCAAAACTGTAACGATTGCTGACTTTACTTTTGTTGTTAATACAAATCAAATAACTGCAATGGATACAAGTTTATCGGCAGGTAATATTACACAAGCAATTATTTTTGTGCAGCAAGTTTCTAACGATACTATCTATTCAATTACTGTTGATGGTGTAACTGTTACTGATGACACAACAAACGATTCATCTCTCAGTACATCACAAGTTGCTGCTGACTTACAATCAGGTCTTAATTCAGGATTATCGGGATTTACTATTGCAAGAAATGGAAGTGTAATCCATATAAAAAAGAATGATGGTAGTAATTTTTCTATAGATGGTAGTGATACTCAAGGCAATACACAGTTAATTATAGTAAAAGATTCAGTTCAAAGATTTACAGACTTACCTACTGTCTCTCCTAATGGAATGGTAGTAGAGGTAAAAGGAGATGAAAATACTAACTTTGATAATTATTATGTAAAGTTTGTCACTAATAATGGCAATGCTTTAGAAGAAGGTCAATGGGAAGAAACAGTAGAAGCAGGTATTCAGTTTAAGTTTAATTATGCCACTATGCCACACGTTTTAATTAGACAGGCAGATGGTAATTTTAGATTTGCAAAAGTTGATGGCGATACATATACTATCAGTGGCACTAACTATACGTTGCCTTTATGGGGAGACAGAACAGCAGGAGATATAGAGTCTGCACCTGACCCTTCATTTATTGGTCGTAAAATAAATAATGTATTTTTCTTTAGAAACAGATTAGGATTTTTAGCAGATGACAATGTAATACTGTCTAATGTTTCAGAGTTCTTTAACTTTTTTCCTGACACAGTTCTCACTGTAGTTGACTCACACCCTATAGATGTAGCTGCTTCTCATACTAAAGTTGCTATTCTTAAACACGCAGTAACTATGGGAGAACAGTTAATATTATTTTCTGAACAAACGCAATTTGTACTATCCAGTTCAGCAGACAACTTAACACCGACAACAGCTAACGTACTTGTATCAACAGAATTTGAATCAGCAGATAACGCTGCACCTGTAGGTTCTGGTAACTCTATTTATTTTTTAACTAAGAAAGGTAGTTTTGCAGGTATTCGAGAATATATTACACAAACTGCTAATACTGCTAGAGATGCAGCAAACATAACTATTCATGTACCAAGACTAATACCAAGTAGTATTTTTAAATTAGCTGTATCTAATAATCAAGATATTCTTGTTTGTGTTGGAACTGATAACCCTAATAAATTATTTATAAACAGATGGTTATTTGGTGGTCAAGGACAAAAAGTTTTAAACAGTTGGTTTACTTTTACTATAAATGAGAATAGGTCTATTAAAAATGTTGACTTTATAGGTACTGATTTGTTTTTAGTTATAGAAGAAGCTAATACAGTTACCTTAGAAAAAATACCTTTTGAGTCTGATTTTAAAGAAACCAATGCAGATTTTGAATTTCATTTAGATCACAAAGTAACCGAAGCAGATGTAACTGTTTCATATAACTCATCTACTGATAAAACTACTTTTACTCTTCCGTATAGACTTAGAGCAAAAATGGATATAGTAGGTAGATTTTTAGCAAGTAACGAAACAAGCACGTTTGTTGATATTAACGGAGTAACACAAACCTTAAAACCTGCAACAGTAATACAATCTACAAACTTAACTAATGGCTCAACAGCAACAATAGAAGCAAGTGGAGACTATAGAAATGCAAAATTTATTGTAGGAGAACCTTATGATATGCACTATAGATTTAGTAAGCAGAGAATAACTGAAACTCCACAACAAAATAGTGCTGAGATTATTAGCAGCAGATTACAGCTACATCATTTTTATATAAAGTTTGAGAAGAGTGGTTTCTTTCAAGTAGAAGTAACACCTGAATTACGAGATACTAGCACTCATAAATTTAGTGGTAGATTTCTGGGTGCTGCTTCTGCTGCGATTGGTCAGCTTAATTTAGAAACAGGTACATTCAGAGTTCCAATAATGAGTAGAGCAGACAGGGTTGATATAGATGTAAAGAACAAAACATTTTTACCAACACTATTAGCGAGTGCAGAATATGAAGCTATGTTTCACATGAAGAGCAGGAGAATGTAATGGGTCATTTAAGAAAATGCACATTAAAAGATTTAGATTATGTATCTAAAAACATGAGAGATATGGACAAATTAGAAGCTGTTTACCAAACCGATCAAGATGCTGAAACTGCATTAAAGGTCTCATACTTAGCTAGTAAAGAAGCTATGGCAATCTGTGGAGATGAAGACAATCCTATTGGTGTTTGTGGTGTAACCAGTAATGGTTGTATTTATATGGTTTCAACTGATGAGTTATTTTCAAGTAAAAAATACAGAATACAATTAATTAGAAAAGGCAGAATATGGGTTGATGAGTTAATGAAATCATATACAATTTTATATAATGTTGTATATGCAGAAAACGTAGTAGCTATGAAGTGGTTAGAAAGTTTAGGATTTAAGTTTATCGAGTATCATAAAGAATATGGTAAGCATAAAAAACCTTTCTATCAATTCATGAGGATAGCCTAATGTGTTTTGTAGCAGGAGCTTTAGGATTAACTGGACTTGCAGGGAACTTATTTAATGCTTCTCTTGCGTTAAGTGCTGTAACACAAGTAGCAGGTGCAGCAGCTAAAAATAAAGCAGCTAGACAAACAGCATCTTACGCATATCAAGCAGCAGAAAGAACAGCTTTATCTGCTGATGCTGCTATGTCTGCACAACAAAATGCTATTAGTGATAGGTTAGAAGAAGACAGAGCTATTGTTGGACAAAAAAAATTAGAAGCAACTATAAAAGAATTAAAAGCTAAAGGAAGTATTGCAGTTCAAGAAGGTAAGTCAGGTAGATTATTAAGTATTTTATTAGGAGATGTAGAAAGGCAAGGAGGTGTTATGAGAGAAAGTTTAAATCAATCTCTTGAATCAGCCGAAAGACAATACGAAAGAGATGTAGAAGGAATAATAGCACAAAGAGAAAGTCGTAGAAATCAAGCTTTGGATATAGCTAACAGAGGATACATGCAAGCACAACAACAATATCAAGGGCTATTGCCGACCATAGCAGGTATAGCTTCTACTGGATTAAAAAGCTACCTTGACATTAGACCTGACATGGCAGCAATTAACGCTTAAACATTATGGTACAACCTAGAGGATTTACACCAAGCACTAGACCTGTAGATACTTTTGTAACTCAAAGTACTGTTGCACCTATAAATATTACAAGTCCTCTAAACCAAGTAGCTCAATCCTTGGCGATTATTGAACCTGCTTTACAAAAATATATTGGACAAGAAATAGATAAAGTAAAAGCTGCTGAAATAAAAGAAGCAGAATCAGCAGGAGAGAGAGCAGGTACAGATGGATTTACAGCTACAGAGAAATTGTTATACCCAGAAGAAATAAATTTAGAAACGACACAAGGACAGATAGCTAAAAAGTTAAACGATCTAACAAAGAAAGGTCTTGCAGAAGAAGCAGAATTTATTAGAGGTCAAAACCCTTGGTATGCTCCTGCTTTTTATAAAGCAAAGTCAGCAGCTTTAGGACTTAACTTAAAAAATGCTTGGCTTAAAGAATTAGAAACTACAAGAGTTATTGACCCTGCTGACGGAGAGTTAAAACCTCTAGCAGCCTTTCCTTTTTCTTCTCCTCAAGTCCAAGAGTATGTAGCTCGTAAACGAAATGCCAGAGTAGAACAACTGGATATGCCAGAGTTCTATGTTAAAAACTTTTTCTTAAGTCAGATAGATGACGGAGTAAAAGGATTTCAAGCTCAACACGCTAAAGATAACAGTGCATATAAAGTAGATAAATTAAAAAAGATAGGGGCAGTACAGCTAGATCAAATTATTGCTTCATACTTTATAGATGAATCACAAGACAGAGCATTTATAAAAAATGAACTTAAATTATTTGTAGAAGATATTAGATCACAATATGTAGGAGAAGAATTTACAAAGGAGATGGGTAACTATACAGATCAGATAATGAATTTTGCTGTGACAATGGCTAATAACAAAGCAGGAGGATTATCTAGGTTTGCAGATGCAAGAGAATTTATCAATGAATTTACCTCTTTATTTCCTACATATTCTTTAGGCACAAAAAAAGTACCTGATGGTAAAGGTGGTTTTAAATTAGTAAAAGTAGAAAATACTAGAAACTCAATTACTAATACTAAAGAGTTTAGAAAAAAATTAAATACAGCTATAGCTGCTATAGATAAAGCAGAAAATAGATTTTATGATTACAAAGATAAAATACAAGAAAGCGAAAATATAAATAGAGCTAGAGAAATACTTAGCAAAGAAAATCCTACAGATAAAGACAAAGAAGAGTTAAGATTTCTTCAATCTCAAGACAAGGCAACAAGAACTTTTGTAAAAAACAATCAGGGAATTATTGCTAAAGATAGTATATTGCAACAGCAGTTAATTACTAACAGAATTGATAATGGAGAATATAATAACAAGCAACTAGCTTTAGCATATATTGATCTTGCTTATGAACAAAGCTTTAAAACTAATGCTGATTTAGAATGGAAACGAAAATCAATAAAAGATTTAGATACAAGTTTAGATGGAGAAAGAAGATTTGCAGATAGTGTATCTTCAAAAATTATTACCAATTTAGAAAGAATTTATACTAAAAGAACTAATTTAGATTCTGATGAATTAGATAGAATAGAAGATTTACTTTTTGCAATACCAAAAAAGATTAGAGATTACAAAACAACTAAAAGATTATTTGGAGATAATATTCAGGTAAATGAAGAAGGAGTAGAAATAGATGTACCAAGATACCCTACAGATACAGAAGTCATAGACTTTGGAGATAAAGTACAAGACCAATCAAAAAGAATTATTCAAGGTAATAGAACACTGCAAAGTTTTGCAAGTCCAGAAGCAGTTAACAATGAAACTCTACAGAAAGAAATAAACACAAAAGTACAGAAAGAGAGAATTAGAACATTAAGACTTACAGTTGGAAGTTTGTATGCTAACTCCGATATAGATGACCAAGGTTTAAAAATAAAACCTAGTCTTGCAGATGTTGAAGAACAATATGACTATGCAGGAGAAATATCTATTGATGAGATATTTGAAACTTATAAAGATGCAGCAGGTAACTATGACCCTTTATACCAAGATGACTTAAGACAGTTTTTAAAAAGAGTTGATTTAAGTAATGAAGAAATCGAAGCTTATGGTTTGCGTGAATTTGTAGTTGAGCCTGTTCAAATTGAATACGATAAATTTATTAAATCTAAAACTAAGAAAGAACAAGTATCAGAAGAAGTAGTTGAAGAAGTACAGGAACAAACACCCATAAAGACTACTGAAAATGTTGATAATTCAAGTGTTTCAGATGAGACTACAGATGAGAAACCTAGTGATACTGGTAATGAAGATGAATTTATAAAAGCAAACGAAAGAGATGAAATTGTAAATCCTAAAGATTTAAGAAAATCACAGCTACCACTTAATGATATGCAGATAGCACAAGGTCAGAAGATAGTATCAGATGTAATATCAAACCTTGGAGGACAAGAAGGCGATCTTATAGCTATGGCTGATACACCACAAACAGAAGAAAAAACTTACACAGTACAAAGTGGAGATAATTTAAGTGTTATAGCAGACAAGTATGAAGGTGTTAGTTATCCAGAGATAATTCAGTTCAACAACTTTACAGAAGATCAAGCAAACAATTTAAGTATTGGTCAGAAGATACGCATACCAGAACCAAAGCCTAGAGAAAGTAAAGAAGTATTAGTAAACAGACTAAACAAAGTATTAGAAAATGTTGATACCAGACAAAGATTTAGCCAAGACTTAATTAAACAAATGTTGTCGGCTGTAGGTTTTAATGATGAACAAACAAGAATTATGGGTGCTGTTGCTATAGCAGAATCAGCAGGAGATAGTAACGCTGATACAGTTAAGTCTGGTTTAGACCCACTTAAGAAAAATGAGTTTTCTCTTGGTCTGATGCAAATAAATATGTTGCCAGAATTTTTACCAGAAAGATTACCATTATTTGAAATAGAATCTACAGATGAGCTATATGACCCTATCATTAATGTTATAGCTGCAAAACGTCTGTATGATAAATATGGATTTGAAGCTTGGGAATCTTATAACACAGGCAAGTACAAAGATTTTTTAACTGACTAATTATGCAAGAATTAAATCCTCAAGAGCAAGCAACACAAGATGTTGAAACAGTTAAAGAAGAACTTGTCGCAGCAAATCCAAACTTAGAGCTTAAGCCAAAGCCTATATTGCCTACAGAATCAATAGATGAAAATATAAAAGAAAATCAAATAAAAGATCAAATACAAATAGAAAAAGAAGTAAGTCCAGTTAATGAATCTGAAACAGAAAAAGTAGGTAGATTTACAAAAGATAAGTTAAATGATGACGCTTATCTTGCAAGCGTACAGAAACAGTTTCAAGAAGAACAAGAAGCTATCCTTGCAAGTGGCAAAAAAACCAGTGAAATAAATAAAATGATTTATGAAAGTAGAGATAACTTTGCGTCAAAAGTTAAAAGAGGATTAGTTAATGGTCTTATACAAAATGTAAATAATATCTATGAGCTAGGAGATGATGTAGTTGATTTAGTACTTGGAGATTTATATGACAGTGATCGAACAGAAGGTTTTGAACTTATACCTTTAAAAAGTAATTTAGACGATAGAAGTGCTTTAAGTAATTTAGTTGGAGGTTTTACTGAAACTGAAGATGATAGGAATAGTCTTTCTTATGGTACAGCTAAAACAATAACCCAATATCTTATACCTATGTATAAATCAGCAGGGTTTTTAAAAAGTCTTGGTGTGAAGAGGTTACAGTTTGGATTAGCAGGAGCAGGAGTAAGTGCAGTAAACGACCCTTATGAAGAAAACTTTTTTAATTGGATAGGAGAAAGGTCAGATGTTGCAAAGACTATTGTAGATTTTATGCAAGCACCAAAAGAATATAACGAAGACGGAACTTTAAGACCAGTTGAAGAACGTATGGCAGCCAGAATGAGAGCAATGGCAAATGATTTTATTGTTGGAGAGTTATTGATTGGTGGAGGTGTAAGTACAATAGGTAAAGTAAAAGAGCCTGTAGGTAAATTTGTAAAAGAAACAATAAAAACTTCAGGACTAGATAAAAGAACAGAAGAGATTGGTAAGGTAATTTTTGGTATTACAGACTATACAAAAGAAAGCATAGGTAAAAAAGGTAATGAACTGGTCGATTTCTTCATGAACAAAATGTATGAGATGAGAGCAGGAAACGTAAAAGGAAGAAATAAAATAGTAGCAAGATTAAAAAACATACTTGCTAAAGATGGAGGAGATATAGGCGATTCAGCCTTTGATATGCAAGATAATAATTTAATTGAAAACTTAAATATATATATGGAAAAATTAAAAACTAATCCAAAATTACAAAAATATTATTTAGGTGGAGATGGTTCTACATTGAAAGGTAGTCCGTTAAAGGGGTCAAAAATAACAAGAACTTTTAATGCTAGAGATTTAAACAGATATTTTAAAGGAACTATAAAAGGTAAAGATAAAGCTTTTGCAAATAAAGAAGCGATTGTAGATTTTATTGTTGCCAGAGGAGATGCAATCAAACAAAGCATAAATCCAAAGAGTAGAACATGGAAGTCTATGAAGGCAAAAGCAAGGACTCAACTACCTTTAGATACTATCAATGCTTTATCAGACTTTGTAGAAACTTATGGAGATGGAGGAGAGATTGATTTAGAAGTAGCAATCATAGCTATGAATGACATTGTTAATGAAAGTGCAATCGTTGTCAGAGAACTAGCTAGTAAGATGGACAGTATGATTGCTATGAAGAAAGGTGGTAGCTTTGATAGCAAAGCCTATGATGTTGTTAAGGGAGACTTTGCATATACTCTTAAATTTTTAGATAGTGTCTTAAATATTAAACGAAGAGCTATTACACCAATATCAAGAAGTCTTGCATTGTCAAATGTAACCTCTGACAGAATCCCACAGAAAGGTTTAAAAACTATATTAAAACTAAGATCAGAAGATGAAGCTGTAGAACTTGCAAGAAAGCAAGCTGCAAAAGAAATGTTAGATGAAGAAGACTTCTTAGGCGAGTTTGATGTAGAACAAATTTTAAAATTAGCAGATGGTGGAGATACTAAAGCTTTACAGCAAGTGGTAAGAAAATTACACTTAGCAGCTACTAATCCTAAAGCTCTGAAGATAATACTAAAACATCAAAAAGGTTCAGATGTAATGAAAATAACTAATCATCTGTTTATAAATTCAATACTGTCAAACCCTGTAACTCATCAAGTCAACCTAATATCTACAGGAATAAATACATTTGGAAAGCCTATATCAAAATTAGTAGGTGCAGAAGATAACGCAACTAGAATAAGAGCTTTAAAAGATTTGCAATATCTAATGTCAACTTCTATGGAGTCTTTAAAAATGGCAGGTTTTGCTTTTAGAGCTAATAGAAATATTGTTGATGCAGGTCAATCAATACTTGAAAGTAAGTCAGGAGAAAGAATAATGATGGAATCTTGGGAAGGAACTAAAGGTCAACTTGGTAGAGCAGTTATGAATACATACGGATTACCTAGTAGATTTCTAATGTCTGAAGATGAGTTCTTCAAGCAGTTGAACTTTAGATCATATTTAAGAGCAAGCATCTGGGAGAGAACACAAAAAGAAATGGAAAGAGGTATAAGGAATTTTGCTAATAGAGGAGAGTACAATAAATATGTTAATAACCAATTTAATAAAATTATTAAGGTTATAAACAGAGAATCAATGGAGGGAAAATTATCTCAAAAGAATTTAAAATTATTTAGAGAAGCACAACAATATGCAGCAGAAGCAACATTTACTGAAGATTTGGCAGATGGTCACTACTTAAAATCTTTTCAAAATATTGTTAACGAATATCCGTTAGCTAGACAGATAGTTCCTTTCATAAGAACACCTATCAATATTATGAAGCAGTTTGGTAAGGCAAGTCCTGTTGCTGCTTTTGGACAAACAGACTTAGGTAAAAAGCTACGCATAAGTGAGTTAGGATTTGTAAAAGAACATCTAGCAGAAATAGCATCAAAAGATAAAAGTGTAAGAGCTATAGCTATAGGTCGAACACGTTTAGGTGGGGCTGCTTGGGCAGGTGGTATAACTGCTGCTTTTCAGATAAACAACCCTGAAGCAGGAGTAGCAATTACAGGAGGTTTGCCTAAAAATAAAGAACAAAGAGAGATGTTACTTGCTACTGGTTTTATACCTTACGCATTTAGATTTCTTGCTACTGAAGAAGATATAGCTAAATATGGAAAAGTTGACCCTAATAATAAAGTAGTTAGGGGCGAAAATGATGAAATAAAATATGTAAGAGGAGCAGATGGAAAAATAAAATATAAGTATGTTAGTTACAAAAGACTTGAGCCTTGGGCTAGTTATCTAGCTTTGTCTGCTGATTTTGCAAGAATAGCACCATACTTAGGAGAAGATAGAAAATTAGAAAAAGAAGCTATATATCAAGTTATGCAAGCTGCTATATATGACAATTTAATAGATAAAACATTTATTTCTGGCATAGCAGAACTTATACCTTTATTTGAAGACCCCTCTCGTATGAACGGATTTGTTACTAGAAGAATTGCTCAGATAGCTACACCTTTCAGTGGTACAGGTAAATTTATTAAAGGTGCTATTAACTCAGGAGCTTTCAATCAAAACCGAGATGGTAATATTCGTATTGATAAAAAAGTACCTAAAGGACAGTTTGAAGGAGATTACAACCCTTTAATATTTGCAACTAGACTTGTTAATGAAATAGCAAGTCTTACTCCTCATGGAGATAGATTTGCAAGACCAGTACAAAGTCATATAACAGGTAAGTTTGTAGAGATACCTATAGGGTTTGGTAAAGATGAATGGAATGTATTGCTTGATGGTTGGACATATTCAGGCATTTCTAACAATGACCCTGTTCTATCAGTGCTACAAGAAACAGGAGGAGAGTTTGCTGCTCCTGAAGATTTATTATTAAGTGATGATGACTTTGATAATCAATTAAGATTAGATAACGAAGAACTTGCTGACTTAATTTATGAAACTGCAAGGTTTAGAAAAGGCACATTGCAATTAAGAATGTATGAAAAGATGGAAAGATATATACAGAAAAACGACACACTGGTACAACTTATGAGAGGTAATGGATTAAAGATAGAGCTTTCAGATATGGATATTAATATGAAGGCTGTTATTGCAAATGTCGCAGGAAAAGATATAAATGAATTAACAGATAATGATTTTAGTAATAGTGACAGAGTAAATATGATGTATGCTGCTAGAGAACAATTGAAAGAAGGTTTGCAAGAAATACATAATGATTACAAACAATCTGCTAAAAAATGGTGGATAAAGAATAGTAAAGTATTAGACCAAGAAAAAAGAGATAAATTTTATAATGACGAAAATAGAAATAAAAAACTTTATAGAGATATACTAGAAGTAAGCACAAATAGTCTTTTAGAAGAATTTGCTGCCAAGTCTCTTATTAGTTAACAATGGCTACCAACACCACTAATACGTTTACTAACCACACAGGAAATGGAACTGAAGTAAATTTTTCAATTAGTTTTAGTTACATTCTTACTTCAGATGTAGATGTTACTGTTGCAGGAGTCTTAAAAACATTAGGTACACACTATACAATAAGCGGTTCTACAGTTACTTTTACAAGTGGCAACGTACCTGCTAATGGTGCAGCAATAAAGTTTCAGAGAGATACATCTATCAGTACAAAGGCTGTTGACTTCCAAGATGGTAGTGTACTTACTGAGCAAGATTTAGATAATAATACAAACCAAGTACTATTTGCACAACAAGAGATTACAGACAAATTAGGTGGTATTGAAGAGGGAGCCACCGCAGATCAGACTAATGCAGAGATTAAAACAGCTTACGAAGCAAACTCTGATACAAACGCATTTACTGATGCCTTGCAAACAAAATTAAATAATATTGAATCAAATGCAACCGCAGACCAAACAAACGCAGAGATAAGGGCAGCAGTAGAAGCAGCTAGTGATAGCAACGTGTTTACTGATAATGACCATACCAAACTGAATAACATTGAAGCCAATGCTACTCAAGATCAAACAGTATCAGAAATTAAAAGCCTGATAGCAGGTAGCCCTCTTGATGCAAGTCATCTTGCAGCAAACTCAGTTGATAGTAGTGAACTTGTAGATGGTAGCGTAGATACTTCACACTTATCTGCTGACTCCGTTACAAATGCAAAGATAGCTGATGATTCTATTGATTCTGAACATTATGTAGATGGGTCTATTGATAATCAGCATATAGCTAACTCAACTATTACAAGTGCTAAAATTGCAGATGCAACTCTTGACACAGCTACACTAGCTAACAGTGCAGTTACAGAACCTAAAATTGCTACTGGTGCTGTTACTACAGCTAAGATAGCTGATGATGCAGTTACAAATGCAAAGATTGCAAATAACTCAATAGCTAATGCACAATTACAAGATGGAGTAATTAATACAGCAAAACTTGCAACAAACTCAGTATCTAATGTAAAAATTCAAGATGGTGTAATTACAACTGATAAGATGGCTAATGACGCTGTTACCACAGGCAAAATAGCAGATGCAGAACTCAAGACTCTAGCAGGTATGCAATCAGCTACAGCTTCTAAATTAGCTGATAGCACCGCCCTTACTTCTGATATTGCCGATTTAAACCAGATAGATGGTCTTACAAAACAAACAACTATATCTGATAGTGACGCAAGTTTTCCTACAAGTGGTGCTGTTGTAGATTATGTAGCTGCACAAATAGCACCTATTGGTGGTTTAGAAGTTATAGCTACAGATGCAGCTTTTCCAAATACACAGCCACAAGCAGGGGTTGTAATAAGTATTGCAGATGCAGGTGGACTTGTTGTTGATGCAAATGGCACAAGCACAACAGCAAGAACTGTAGGTGGTTCTACAGTTACTATTAATAACTTTGCTAGTAACTTCAATAGTTCTACTGTTGATGCAGGTGTAGCAATAATGGTTAGTTCTACTGGTTCTGGTCAGGTATATAACTACCATAAAGCAACACTAAAAGAAGCTGACCTTCTTAATTTAAGTAATGATATAAACGATTTTGGTAATAGGTATCGAGTAACTAATGGAGAACCAACTTCTAATAATGATGAAGGAGATTTAATATACGATACACAAGCTGACAAGATGAAAGTTTTTGATAGCACTACTAACTCATTTAAAGAAGTAACTTCTGTTGGGGATTTTAAATTTTTATTCTTATGCCCTACTGGTGGTAGTGGTTCTCCAACAATAAACGGAAGTATTGCTACTTATGACCTTAGAGAAGGAAGTACCAGTGGTGCAGCAGCAAGCGTTACAAGTGCAGCACAGTTATTGGTAAGTGTTAATGGAGTCATTCAAAAAGCTAATACAGGAACTTCTGCACCTTCAGAAGGTTTTGCAATGGTTGATAGTAATACTATTGTTTTTGGTGGTAATTTACCAACAGGTGCAGAGGTATTTGTTATACAAATAGGTTCAGCAATAAGTTTACAAGTACCTGCTGACAACACAGTTGCTACAGCAAAATTACAGAATGGTGCAGTTGCTACAGCAAAAATTGTAGATGATGCAGTTACTACAGCTAAAATAGCTAATAGTGCGGTTACAGATGCAAAGATAAATGGAATGTCAGCTTCTAAATTAACAGGAGCTTTACCTGCTATTGATGGCTCAAACCTTACAGGTATTAATACAGACTTAGTATCTGACACAACACCACAGCTAGGCGGTAACTTAGATACTAATAGTTTTGAGATAAGTTTTGATGATAACCATTCTGCTATATTTGGCGATGGCAGTGATCTAAAAATTTTACATACTGGTTCAGAGTCAAGAATAGACTTTACAAATACTGCACATAATTTAAAACTTATGGGAAGTGGGGGAAGTAGTACTATTGAATTAAACCCTAGACATGACCATAATTCTGTAAAAGCGATAGCAAATGCAGCCGTAGAGATATATCACAACAACAATAAAAAAATTGAAACGCATACAACTGGCGGTATTATTCATGGAGACACTAATCAAAGTCAATTAATTTTTAAAACAAGTGACGCAGTTACTAGAGGGTCAGTATATGCTTATAGTGATAATAGTATTGCCTTTTTAAATCAAGCAGGTTCTTACTCTTTTAGAGTTGCATCTGATAAATCAGCAACTTTTTATAATACTGTTAACCCAAATGCTAATAACTCTTACGACTTAGGTACATCATCTTATCGTTGGAGAAATATCTACACCAATGACCTTAACTTATCTAACGAAGGTTCATCTAATGACGTTGACGGAACTTGGGGAAGTTATACTATACAAGAAGGTGCAGAGGATTTATTCTTGATTAACAAACGTAATGGCAAAAAATATAAGTTTAATTTAACGGAGGTAAACTAATGGGTCTTTATGTAGGAGGTACTGCAACAGCCAATCATTTAGATGATTATGAAGAAGGAACTTTTACACCTGCTGCACAAGGATCAACAGTACAAGATTCAAATGGTAATAGTTATCAGGCTCGTGATGGAATTTATACAAAAGTTGGTAGATTAGTAGTTTGTTATTATAAAGTTAGTATTACTAATGTTGGAAATAACTCAGGATATTGGCAATTTCTTGGACTTCCATTTGCTGCTGCTTCTTCGGGACAATTTACTGCTGCTATTCAATATAATTCATTGGGATCTTCTTTAACTGGTGGTGGAGAAGTGCCAATGGTTTATCTATCACAAGGAGATAGTTTTTTTACAGCTAGGTGTAATGATTCAGATGGTAGTAATATGCAAAACTTAAGCGTTATGACTCTTGGTTATATGAGAGTTACTTTTTCATATTTTACTGACGCATAGACCGAGCTACGTCTATAAACTAAGCCTTTACTAAACACTATTATGGCATTAACAAAAGTATCAACAGATGGTGTCAAAGATGATGCTATAACAAAAAGCAAAATCCCTGCAAACCAGATAGAAGCTAGTGAAATAGCAAATGGAGCCGTAGGTTCTGCCGAAATAGCTAGTGGTGCTATTGTTAACTCAAATATAAATAATAGTGCAGGGATAGTTGGGTCAAAACTTGCAGATAGCTCTGTAGGTAGTGCTAAAATAGCAGACCAAGCTGTAACGCTAGACAAACTGCCACATGGTACATCATCTAATAATGGTAAGTTTTTAAGAGCAAACAACGGAGCAGACCCTTCGTTTGAAGATGTACCCGCAGGTGGCATAAGTGACGTAGTAGCTGACACCTCGCCACAGCTAGGCGGTAACTTAGATGCAAACAGTAAAGCTATACTTTTAGGAGATAGTACTGGTACTATAGATTCAATTACAGAAGATGTTAACCGACTTTGTGTTGGTGCAGGTAGAGATTTTCAAATTATACATAATGGAAGCGACACTTACTTAAATCAAGTAGGTACTGGCACTGTATATCTTAGAAGTATAGCTCTTAATGAAGATATTGTAGTTCAAGCAGGAGCAGGTGGAGATGTAAAACTAAGAGTAAACGCAGGGGAAAATGCACTTGTAGCAGAAACAAATGCAGGTGTAACCCTCTACTATAATAATATTTCAAAATTAGAGGTAATAGACAGTGGTATAAATGTTAACGGAGGTATAAGAGTAGGTGGTAATAATGCTGCTAATGAGTTAGACGACTATGAAGAAGGCTCATTTACAACAGACTTTGCTAATGGTGCTAACTATGCAATTCAGACAAGTACTGCTAGAGGACAGTATGTAAAGATAGGACAAATGGTATATGTCAGGGGTTACATAAGAATTACAAGTGTAACTCCTAGTCAAAGTTGGGCGGCTGACGTTAGCGGATTACCTTTTACTTCTGGTTCTTTTGATAACTTACACATGCCAATAAGTGTAATAGGTTTAAGTTGGTCGTATGGAAGTGGTCAATCTGGATTGGTAGGAGAAATTTTAGGAAACAGCACTACTTTGAGAGTAAGAAATGCTCGTTATGATGGGCATGGATATGTAGTTACTGCAAACAATATGACAAACGCTTCTAGAATTTGGTTTAGCGGTTCATATAGAGTTGCATAGACCGAAGCTAAGTCTATAAACTAAGCCTAAACCTGTTTTAATCGGAGATTAATCCTAATGGCACTAACTGAATCAATCGAATACGACAAAATAGAAGTTGTCGGTTTATATAAAGCGGTACAAGTCCGTAAAGCAACTGTCATCAAAAAAGATGGTACAGAAATTTCAAGGTCTTTTCATAGGTATGTATTACAATGTGGCAGCCTAGATGCTTCAGATAATTTAGTTGATACTGATATATCAGCAGAACCAACAGAAGTATCTGCAATATGCACAGCAGCTTGGACTACTGATGTAAAAGCTGCGTATAAAGCTAAATTAATAGCAGATAAATCAATTGAATGATGGAAATAAATCTGCCTGATTTACCAGATACAGATTATATTCTTGTACCACCTAAAACAATTTTTTATCCACCTGTGGCAGAGATTCCATATCTAGACCCTGTACTTCTTCCAAGTCTGGAACAGGTAGAGTCGGGTTTGGGAGGTCAGGAATCTTCTGCTGAAGAAGAAACAACATCTTCAAAGGGGGAAGGGTTAGAAGTAAAACCAGAGACAATACCGACAAACCTGCCAACCACCAAAGAAATTTTATCAAGTGAAGAAACTGTAGCTACATTTAATATACCTCTATTTGGCGAGTTCCCAATACCTGCACCTGAAGTCATAGCTTCTAGTGTTATAGCTAGTGGAGTATCAGCTACAGCAGCAGTAACAGGTTCAATAGTTTTGCAAAGTGTTATTAATCAACTAAAGAAAATAATGACAAAGATATTTAAGAAGGTACTTAAAAAAGAGATTGCAGATAAAAAGAAATAAGATATACTGAGATTCAGGCGAGTGTACCTGCTTGATCTCTCTTAAGGTCTTGTGAATTATTTCCTTAAGATGAACTCAAGATTCCGTCAATGCCCTTGCAGTGGTCAACGGATTTATGAAACGAACACAAGTGGGAACTTGTTTAATTCGTTCCTCCTCTACAGAGCGTTACTCGCCTTTAAATTTTTCGGGATTAGCTTTAACATAACTTCGTATATTAATGACATCATTACAGATGTATGCGTATTTAGAAGCAGGGTTTATCATATAGCCACTTGCGTGAAGCTGACTACATTTCAAAACACGAACTAGCTGTTTATCATGCACTTGCTTGTCTAGTTCTTCTTTGGCTAACTCTAGCTTTACTTCTGCTAACTCAGAACACGTTTCATTATTAGTTCCTAGCGGTATCATAAAACTCATTTGTATTCCCCAACCTTCATTAATGCTATAGGTTTCACTCTCGGTATTTTCTGCATCATTACCTGTATAGAAAGGAGTTACAGCCATAGTAGGTTGACTACAAACCAAGTTTCCAAACTGTAGCTTACCTGTCATTCCATTATTAACATTCATATTCTGATTAATTATTGATGAGTTCCCTATAGCATTTGGCTGTGCCTGTACGTTTGTATCGCCTTCAGCTAATACTGAATTACTGACTAAAGACGCTGAGAGAAGTGATAACGCTAGTAGTTGTGATCGTATCATTTTGAGTTATCTGCTCAGTTAGTGCGGAAGCAGCCCTTGTAGTAGTGCTAAGTGTCCATTCAGCAGTACTATCTGTTGGAGTAAATACTGCATCTGTAGCTGTAATTCCTCCACTTGTATCTGAAGTTACAGTTATATTTGTAGCTTCCCAAGTGTTTAGGGCTGACCCATATTTTTCTGTAACTATGCTACGAGTGATAGTCTGAGTAGTATTTTCAGTTCTGTTAGATGAACCAGTAGTCCAAGAAGGTACTCCGTTTGCGTAACAAGGAGCAACTAAAAATAAACTTAGTAAGAGTAGCTTTTTCATTTGATGCCTACTTTAGAGTTCTTATTATCTACTATAGTATCTTTTTTCTTCTTTATCTGAAACCCTAATGAAGCAGTACTAGCTGAAAAAATACTTGCAATAAATGTTGGGTCAAAATCTACAATCTTTTTACCAGATGGCGGTTCCCAATATGAAAGTGTTAATAACGCTGCCGACCACAAAAGTACG